GGTGTCCCGCATATAGTCCACCATGAGGGTGCAATGGTCGAAGGTGAGGCCGGAGGTGGCGATGGCCTGGGGAGTCCCGCCGGTGCCCCACACGCCGCCGGTGAGGCTGGTGGGCGTGAAGACAATCATTACCGCGGTGGGGTCTTGGAAAGCCCTGGCGGCTTCGCTGTCCAGCGCCTCCTCCATCTGGGTGCGGAGGGCTTTCTGCAGCGAGTTGCTGGGCTTGAACTCGGCCAGGAGTTCCATCAGGTTGGTATATTCCACGCCTTCGCCGAATTCCACCACCTTGATGTAGCGGTTGCCCCATGCCAGTTTACGGATGGGGATGCGGGTGAACTCCTCCAGCCTTGAAGACGGGGAGTTCGGGAGGCGCTCAATGTGCATGATGTTCACGACTTCACCGGCGTTCCGACGGAAACCGACTCCGTGGTCATGGGTGAAGGGGAGCACGATGCAAGCGCCCGCGGCAACTTCCAAAAGTTTCTTCGACAACTGGTGATTTTTGTAAATTCCAACGGCAGCGTCGAAGGTCCAGTTGATAGGGGGCATATTTTAACCTCCGTTTAGATTCTTCGTGATTCCTGCGTTTTTTCCATTATGCCCCGGAGAGAAAAAGCCTCCTCTTTCACTTGAGAGGCGGGGCGGTTGCCGCCACGGGCCAGGACTTCCTGCTCCTCCTGGGTCTTGCGGGCGGCTGCTTCTTCTTCCTTATTTGTTTGGGTCACTTTGCCAAGGCGCTCTTGCACCTGGCCGACGACCCACTTAACTTGGTCTTTTAGGGGTTTGTCCAAAAATTCATCCGGGACTCGCCGGGAGAAGTTGTAGAAAAGAATGTAGTCTGCCGTATCTTCTTTGGAAAGGTCCAGGCCAGAATCGGTGCCCATTGCAAGAGCATCGTTCCAAGTCCGGATCCGTTCATCGGCAACGTCCTTCTCCCGTTTTTCTTTTGTCCGGGCCTCCTCAGCCTCTCTTTCGGCCTTGTAAGTCTCCCGGGCAATTTTCTGGATTTCCGTGACGTTCAGAGGGACACCGGCGGACTCGCCCAATCCGGCCTCCGCCAGGGCATCGGCCCACGCGTCGCTGATTTGCTCCTGGACCTCCTCTTGAGGCAAGGTTCGGTCAATTTTGGCGATGGCGGTGTTAGCCTGGCGCAATGCCGTTTTATAGCGGGTCTTGCGCTCCTCTTTGGTAATCGGCTGCGGCGCTTCAAGAGGTTTTTCTTCTTGGACAGGAGGTTTTCTTGCTTCTTCGAGTTCTGCCTTAATCCTGGCGTTTTCGGCCTCGATGGAAGCAAGCTTTTCCTCTGCCTGGGCTCTGGCGGTGGTGGCCTCGTGCATTGTCCTCTCAGCTTCGAGGCGGCCTTTCTTCTCTTCCTCCCAGGTAGCATACTTGGGCTTTTCTTCCTCTGGCTTGGGTTTGACTTCCTCCTCGCCTTTTGCCTTTACCTCCTCAGCACCAGGAGTTTCACCCTCCGGGATTTCTGCCCCGCCCAGAGCCGGATGCCCGGTGAAAGTCGGGCGCTCCATCTGCTCCATGATTTGCGCAAGGGAACCCTCATCCTCGGGTCCCTTGGGAGTGACTTCCTCGTTCTGCACAACCTTTTCAGCCGCTTCAGCCATGACTTACTCCTTCCGGCGGGTGTCCAATAAGGGCCGCCAAAGGTATTTTATTCGGGTGGTATCCCCGTCGGGGCACCCGGTGATGCGCTTATAAAATTCGCTAACTGCGGTCCCAGCAATTTCAGGGCTTCTGCCTCCGCGAGCCTGGGGATAAGTTCCAGTTCTTCGCGGATTGCCCTTATCATGCCTTCGATGGATTTAAGTTCGGGGTCATCTTTGGCAATTTCCATCAAGCGGGTCCGGTATCTATCGAAAAGTATCCTGACCACCGGACTTCCGGCCTGGAGTTCCTGAGCCAAATCCCAGGCATTGCCCAAGGCGCGATTATAGCGCTGGACCGCTCTTAGCTGGCCCCTTCTGAGGGACTCTTGCCGGGGGCGCATACTGGTTATGTCAACCGGCCCAAATTGGCCTAACGGTTGTTCTTGCGGTTCTGGCTTGGCCATTTATGCTCCTTCTGGCGGGGCTGGCGGCGCGCCTTCTCCGCCTCCCGGTGCTTCGCCTTCGCCAACTGCTTCGGCCTGGGCCCCGAAAAGCTGGGCCTGGGCCCGGTTGGCCTCGGCCTCAGCGTGGCTCTTGTCGGCCAAAGCGCCGTGGCGCAGGGCCTCGTGTTCCGTCTTGACACTTTCTGCAGCTTGCTTGCGCCGCATTTCCTGAATGGCGGCGTCTTGCTGAGCTTGCTGGGCGTCATCAATTTCTTTAGCCTTCTGAGCGTCAACCAGGATGCCTTCGTCTTTCAGGTTCAGGCGCCGCTCGATGGACCGGAGAAGCTGAAAAGGTTTCATGTAGGCCGGAAAGACTTTGCCTCTTTCGCCGTCGAACAGCGGCAAAATCAGATTGGCGATGGCGTCGATGATTTCCTGGTTACGCATGAGCGTAGAGACGCCGGACACCTTGAAGGCCCCGGTGGTGAGGGGCGGTAGCCGGACGCCGGTGGGAGTCCTCGGCGTGACCCGGGTCCGGTATTTCCTGGCAACCTCCTCTCCCATCATCATGGCAAGTTCCGGGTAGGTGATGTTCATGGCCAGGACTTCGGCAGCGGCCACAATGGCGTTAAGGGCGCCATCTTCCAGGTTCTCGCCCATGAGGCCCACGATGGTCAAAGACTGTTCCAGGTTTTGGGCCGATTCTCTGGCGGTCACTTGCTGGCGGTATCCGGGGAGGCCTTGGGCAGCGTAGTTAATCATCACGCCTTCCTGGAAACGCTGGTCAGCAAAATTCATTTCTGCCAGGACATCGCCGGTGTTGCTCCGGCGGTCCACGGTGCGGACGACCTGCTGGCCAGATACCGACCCACGGGTGAGGTATTGTTTGCCGGGGTAGTCGTCCAAGTCGTCCTGGTCCACCAGGGCGGTAATGTCAATCTCCGTCGGCGGGTTGACTATCCAGTTAAGGTAGTCGGCGTGGAGAGCCCAGAGGTTGCACATGAAATACCAGAGGCTCTTGATGCCCTGGATAAGCGACCTGCCGTCGAACCGGAGAAGGTGCGGCAAAGGGGAGAAGCCGGTGCCAGGCCAGCGCAGGGTGGGGTGCCGGGGGACGGTAGGACCTTTGATGACTCTATCAGCGGCTACGGTGAAGGTGCCTTTGGGCAAGAGCATCCTGCCGCCTTTATCCAGGACGGTGCCCCAATATTCGGACACTAAGCACATGGTCCTGAAACCGGAGCGTTGCCAGAGCATATCCCGCCGGCGTTGGAGTTCCTCTTTGGTAAGGTTCACATCGCCTTTGGGATTGCCCCATTGACCCCCGGGTCCCATTTCCGGAACGTTCCGGTAAATGCCCCGGTCCTGTTTGGCCGCCAGGTCGTAATAGTCTAACCACTCCTGATGAATCCAATACATCCCGGATTGTGGCCGGCGGCTCAGGGAGTCGGGGTCCCGGTGAATTTTCCAGGGCTCGATGAGCACCCATTCAATTCCATGGCCGGGCCTCCAAATAGGAATCATTTCCATGCTCTGGCCCACGGCGGCGGCCATACCGGTCGCGTCGGTAAAATTGATGGGGAAGTTGCTGAAACTTCGGGAAAGCTGGAGCGTCATTAACTTTTGCCAAAATTCAGCAACCTCTTGGTCTTGCTCGTTTTCAATACTAAGAAACTGCGGGTCAAAGGCTTTACGGACGATGGCCAGGAAGAATTGGACAGAGGAGAACGGCTTGGGCACCACTACCCGGGTCTGCCAGTTCTCCTTGAACGCATAAGCAGGAGGCTCTTTTTCGTTGTAAATGTCCCAGCACTCGGATTGCTGCTGGCGGATTTCCAGCATGGCGTCCACGGACATTTTGACGCAATCGTCCAGGAACCGAACGAAGTGGGACTCATCCTCTCCGAAGTAAGCCCTGGCCGCCTCCAGTCGTTCGGCTTCCTCTTGCGGGTCCAGAGGTTTTTCCTGGCCGGCCTGTTGAGCAGTGGCCTCTATCTGAGCACGGCGGCTTTTCACTTCACGCCGGCGCTCCAGTTCCTCAGGACGCACGCCTACTTCGTCAGGATTGGCAGCCATGTCCATTCCTTATTTGGAGGCCCCGGCGAGGAATCGAACCCGCAACCCGCTGCTTACAAGGCAGCCGCTCTACCATTTGAGCTACGAGGCCCTGAGCGGTGCCGCTTGTCGTTCGGTCCATTATTCTTCGTCCGTGGGGTTGGCCTTACCCGGCTTTTCGGTTTCCTGCTTGCCGCCGCCAAAGGCTTGTTTAATGATGGTCCCGGTGGGATTGCTGATACATTGCCCGCCGGCGCCGGTGCCTTCATCCTTCACGTCAGTCTGTTTCCCTTTCCCGGTCATTTCCATATAAGCTCCTAAAAATAGGAATGATTCGGAATTTGGTTATCCGTTCATTTCAGTCGAATTTCTTTTTGGTTATCGGCCCCCCTGTGGGCGTATGTTTTACCCTGAGCTTGCTCTTGCTGCCCTTGCTTTCCGGGAGTCCCTTTTCTGAATGGCTCCCAATCTCATGGGCAACTTCCGGGTCAATTCTCTTGGCCGCCGCGGCGATATTCTTGCTGGGGGCTTCTATCTCCCCCTTTTGGACCGCATGGACCATACCCATGAACCGGCGCTGTCTCTTGGATTCTGGCATTAGAGTCCATCCTTTTTATTGAAGGGCTTTTTCTCTATTTTGCCCGTAGGAGTTTTTTTGACTGTGGGGTCGGTTGGAGCCGTTCCGCCTTCGTCCTCAAGGTCCCCATTTTGAAATGTTTTTGGTGACTTTTTTTCTTCCGGCATTAGAAGTTTCTCCTCTCCAAAGTGCCGGTAGGGATGGTCATGGTGGCGCCTGGAACCGTCTTGATGGGTTGACCCGGAAGACTGATGAACGACGGCGTTTGCTGGATAGGCTTTGCCTCTTTCGGCTCAGGCGCGGCTTTCGGTGCGGCTGGCTGTCCCCCCAGGGCCTTATTGACCGCTTGCATCCCTTTTCTCAGGGGGTCAAATTGCGGCGTGACTGCCTCAAGAACTTTCTCAACCGCGTCCATTGGCTATCACCACCCTCCAATCGTAGTCGTTCTTAGGTTCTTTGTGGGGCCACTCTTTCCAAAGTCGTTCGTCGGCCTCGACCCCTTCCTGCCAATTTCTAAGGCGGGCCAGGCACGCTAATTCCTCAGCCGTCGGGGCTCCGATGCCAGTTAATCTTGTCATAGTTATCCCGGAAAGCCGGGGAGGTATGCCGGGCACAGGCCCGGTCCCCGGTGGCACCAGGCGGCTCACCGCTCCAGCCTTTTTCGGGAACACAGATTTCATCGGTGACGATGTTACGGAATCCTTCCCGGCCCACCATGTTACCGTCCTTGTCCTTGCCCTCGTGGACCATCACTTCTTTCCAGCCTTCGTGGCCGGCGGTTTTACTATCCACGTTCCCCCCTCACCCTGGGCATTCCGCAGAAAGCGTAGCTTTCGGCCCTTTTCCGGTGCCGCATATCAAAATCCCGGCGGCGCTTCTGCGGAATCTCAGCAATTTTGCTCGGCAGAAGGACGCAAAGGGAGTTAGCCCAGGCGTCACAGATATGGGAGTATTTGCCCGCATCGCCGGTTTTCTCCGGGATGCCTCTGGAAGCATGACCGGCGTTGTCCTTGGGGTAGTGCCAGCCGCCGGAAAGGCCCTTGTCGAGAATCTTGCAGTTGGGGGAGATAACGACAAGCGGCTGGCCAAGCCGGTCACTACCCCGAAGGACGTAGGAGATGTGCTGCTTGATAAACTCCCACCGGGCTGGACCTGCCTCAAAAAAAGCGCCCGGGAAGTATTTTTCCACCGCCCGGGCTGCGCTTTCAAGTTTATTGGATTGGTCCGGCTGCTTCATGGTAAAATCGCCGCCGATTCTCCAAGCCCTGGCCTTTGACCGGCCATCGGGGGCGGTCCAGCGGGGGGATTGTAAGATAGGAAGAACCTCAAGCTCTATGAGGGTGCGAATGTCGGCGTTGCTGGTGAGTTGCACCGCGTCGAGATAGACAAGCCGGTTCCATTGGGTTATCTGGCCCAGGACACAGGCCGGGCTCTGCCAGGAATCGAAAAAGGCGAAAGACACCAGACCAAAAACCGGCTCCAGCAAAATTTTCTCAAGATGGCGCTCCCGGTTGTATTGCGGGGTAACGGAGATTCCACGGTAAACCGGGGCAAATTCCCCCAGAACGTAGCGGGTATAGGCCGCCGAGTCGTCCTTGTAAGCCGCCTTCACGGCCTGGCGGGATATTTCCGAAGCGTAAATATTCTCGCCGTAGGGGACCCGGAAGACCTCCCTCGTGATGAGCGGGTTTTCCAGGTCAATATAGGCGTCTTCAATTAAGCGCCGGTGGGTCCAATGCTCCTCATCGGCGGGGTTCATGGAAACCTGGAGGCGGGAAAGGGTGCCCTTCTGCCTGGTGCAGCGGACCAGGGCGGCGTTGAAAACATCTTCGGAAAGGCCAGCGTTCACCCGGTCTGCCATCGGAGCCGGTTCCTCCAACCAAATCAGGGCATACTCCGGACCCTGTAATTTTGATAAGGCAGCCGGGTCGTCTATCCCGAACAGGTCCACATAGACCCGGGGATTGGAGAAAATCTCAAGCTCTTTGAAGTCGTTTTTAAAGCGATAATATCTTGGGTATTGCTCAAAAAATTCCTGGATGGAGCGGGCGGTGGAGAGCTTGATATTTTCGTGGGTATCTCTGATGATGGCACATCTTATGGGGCGGCCACTTCGCTTTGCATGGCTTATCATGGCCGCGATTGACGCAAATGTCTTCCCTTCCCCCGTGTTGGAAATGATGACAACGACGGTGGCTGAGGAATTGACGTAGGCTACCTGAGTCGGCGTGAGCCTTCCAAGCAAAGAAGTATCACTCATGCTCCCTCTGTTCTCCGTAAATTCGGGCAACAAAGAGAAGGCTCCACAGAGTCATGGCTCCATGAAGCCTTCCCTTTATTCTTCGTCCTCTCCAGGCTGGCCGACCCTTCGAGGAAACCCTGGGACGGTGCGGCGGCAAATTTACATAAAATTACCACTAAGCGGGATTTACCCCTGAATGTTTATTTCTACGCACAAAAAAAATCGACCCGCAAGGGGGATTTTTGGTTGATTTATCCCGCGAGTCCTGATATTAGAGGGGAAATTCCTGGATTTTTTGCCTCCGCTCATGGGGAAAAAAAATAAATTACCGGATGTTATAGTTAGGCGAGTCTCAGATAACCACGGTTGTCCTTACATCTTCCTTCCCAAACTATTCTGCGAGTTAAACAATATTTTTAGAGGCGAAAAAGTCCTCCTGACTTTCAGGGACTCGGGAAGGATTATGGAGGTAAAAAAGGTTGAAGCGTGAGCCCACCAGGAAAGACTTAAGACCATTTAACCGGGAAAAGTTTCAGGAGTTCAGGAGGTTAAGGGGAATGACCTGGGATGCCCTGGCCCGGTTGACCGGAGTAAGGCTTCGCAACGTGCTCAACGTCTGGCTGCCCCGCCTTGATACCTTCGTGCTTCTCTGTCAGGCTTTGAATCTGGATTACTTCGAGATATGCGAATTGCTTTATCTGCAACCGCTCCCCGGTGATGTGGTGAGAGGCTTCAAGGCAGCTTGCCGAGAGGCTAAAAAATCCCCTTTGCAAGTCTTATATGAATTAATG